AAGTCGCCCGAAGGCCAGGGGTAACCCCTCCCTCACGTCCCGCGGGGGCGGCGACGTGATTAGAAGACAAGGCGGTGTGTCCGGAGTCCGTCCCGACATCTGGCTCGCACTACCGAGGCAGCAGCAGTGTTCGCCCCCTTACCCGGAGAGGGGCCTCTGCCCCCTCTCCTATGAGATTACTAATCTCTGTACCTACTCTTTCCGACCTTGAGCATCTCCTGCTCCGCACGGTAAAGGCCAATTCGCATTCCCCCAGTGCTTCTGGGGTTCCGCTTGGGGATTAAGTCTCCCCCAACGATTCCGTCGCCCTCCCAGCCAGACATAATGAATTTACTACACTCCGGCTCACCTGGCATGCGTACCACCTTGGCTCCCAACGCCCAAGAACGAAACCACCCCCTCCCTAGGAATCTCTCAACCCGTCTGAGACGCTCCAACTCCCTCTCATCCTCACAATACTGCTCCCACTCCCCACGCAAAAGGATGCCGTCCATCCAGATAGGGTCCACAGACCACCTCGGTCTCGCGATGCGCATCCACGGCTGTACAATGATGGGGTTAGGGATGTCACTCCTAATTCCAACATACCGTAGACGCTCCCTATCCGGTTTTTCGACACCTCCGCGCAAAGCAAATCCAGCAACTATGGACTTGCTTGCACACGTGGGTAAACCCAACGCACGCATGGCATCACGCACAAACATATAAGTGTCCTGACTGAGATCTTCGACTGTAGTAGCCCGACGAACGATCCCGTACTCTCCCTCCCATATCTCCGCTTCCCTGACACACTCCCGCATCCGCACCCCGTACGGTAACCAGCCTCGACCACCGAAGGCCGCAGGTGTGTGTAACCAATCACTCGCCTCTTTAATACTAGAGCCGAAATGAGAAGCAAGTCTGGTAAGAAGGCACCTCTCACACTTGTGCCGATCCATACCCCTCGCGATGAGCAGCTCGAACGTACTGCAAAAACTAGCAGCACTCACAACACTCTCACCCTGCCACGCATTAGACCACAGCAGCCCACTAGCTGCGCGCGCAGAATACCCCGCCCTGCCAGGTATTTTGGATATGTGATAGCGGAGGAACTCTCCTCTCGCGCCATCAGTAGGGAACCTAGCCGCATCAAGCCTAAATACCGACTTGAATGCCTCAACCCAATCGATAGCTCCCCGCCTATCCACAGCGTATACTAAAGTGTCATCACCCTTGACCCTGGATGGCCTCACGACCCGCAATTTGTAAACTGACCTAAGACCACGCTCCAACACGTGGTTAATCAGTGTATCCAAATCAGCGGTAATCCACCACCCGGAAAGTACACCCCCCATGTACTTAATGTCTTCCCCCAACACCCGGACAACGCAGTCCCTCATACGTGCGCGAAGCCTCACCCAACACGCACGCATAGCATCGCCGCGCTTACCCCGCGGAGCACACTTGGCAGCAACGCAGTCCAGAATAGTCTCTATCCACGACCAGGGGGGAATGTGGTCGAACTTCGGATAATCAAGGGGAAGAAGGTAGCCATACTTAGCATCAGAACAGAGCAGTTTCCACCACTCGACAGCCTTAGCACCGCCACCCGGGGGAGTGTTACACGTCTTAACCACCAGCTCGTGCATGCCCTGAAACACAAAGGCTTGCTCCACGTACATCTGGAAAGACGCGTTCACCACTCCCCTAAGCTTCTTCTTCTCCCTCTTCTCCATGACCCGTGCAACATTGGGCTCGGGTTCGATGTCACATTGGCCCAACAACATACCCGGTAATAACTTGATATGGCGCAAGTAAGCTGCAAACTTACCAGATCGCACGCCAGGAAGACCTTCAGCCGTACTAGCTCCATTAGTCAGCCAAGAACTGGGCCAACGAATGAAC